TTGAGCCGCCAATGCACCGCCAGATAAATCTGCGGCGAATGTCTGTGCCATTACAACTTGACCAGTGTTTTTTATATTAGAACCAAGGGTTGTACCTGTGGTTTCTTTGATGGTCCCAGCTTTGATAGGACCTGAAAAAGTAGTTGTACCCATGTCGATCTCCTGTCTGGGTTAGTCAGTCACCCCATGTGACTGTCAGGGATAAATTTACTATACAGCAAATCCAATAAAAAGAAAGGGGCAACCGAAGCTGCCCCTTAGTTCAGGGAGGTGGTAAATGAATACCTACCTCACTATATCATAAAATTATGCACCTGGCGAACCAAATACACAACGTGGATCTGAGAATCCGAAGCTGTAGCGTTCACGAGCTTTAAAGCGCATGTTGCCAGTGTCGAAGTCTGCTTCCATGTTAGTTGACAGCGGTGTACGCTCGAAGTGGACAAAGCCACGAGGTGCGTCGGTTTTGATGAAGAACGCATCTGGGTCCGTTAGGAAGTCGTTGACGGCATAGCCTTCAGGCAACATTCCCATTGAACGGATTGCGTTTACATCGTTGTCCGCTGTGCCAACACGAAGGTTAGACACCATCAGACGCTCTGCAACGAACTGAAGCTGACGTGGAATTACGAGCTTCATGCCGCGTAGTGCGACTTTTAAACCACGCTCGTCAACAAAACCTGCGATATTGATAAGGGCATCTTCAAGAGATGTCTCGTTCAAATCCGCAGCAGTTGTTGGTTCGTTGGCAAATGTGCCACCCGAAGTAAGTGGGTGAGACGCGTCACACAACGCAACGCCGTCACCACCAGCAGATGCGCCAGCAGTAAATGCGTTGTTAAGAACCGCAGCGGCCTTAACTTGCTTTGAGTGTGCCATAGAACGTGCCAACGCACGAGTATAACGTGAGCCCAAACGATCATAAAGGTTGTCTTCAACAGCCTCTTCTGTGATCGAGAACGCTAACGCAACAGTCTCGTGGTTGTAACGAGCAGTGTACGCTTCGTTTGCGTCGTCAAAGTTTACAGCAGAACCTTCCGATTTGGTTGGTGCTGCTCCGAAACCACTCAACATCACCTCTTCTTCGAATGCTCGGTCAGAAGATTCTGTTGTATAGATCTCTGCATGTTGGTTTTCGTACCGATTGTACTCCATACCGAACAGGGCGTTGAGACCTGGTTCCAACTCTTTCGCTAGTTGTGCGCGAGAGATAGCCATAAGTTAGTCTCCTTATACGCCTGTAGTCGAAGGAGTACCAGCAACGATACCGCCGTTAGCGGAGTTGAAGCTGTTATTCAGTCGAACGATTAATGGAATGCCAGCCGCTGTAAAGTCAGCATTCTCAGGATCATCTTGAATACCGATGATACGGAGATGCAATGCAGCAGTGGCGGCGATTGTGCTAACACCCAACTTAGCAGATGAAATGCCTGTGGTTGTTGAACCAGAAGCACCCGTTGCAAAGTTTGCGTTTGCGAACACATGTCCACGCGCAGTCGCTTCGCTAGTCAATGAAGCGTCTGAGCAGATAACAAATGTCTGCATTGGGTTGTCATACACGAAGGCTTTGACGGGGAAATTTGAATCCGCGCCAGAACCAGGCCAGTAGTTAGAAAATACTTTCTCACCAGTAGTGGACGAAACGTATTCGCACCCACCGAAAACACCTACAAGACCTACCGTTCCACCAGCAGCCGCGCCAACAATGTCAATAAAGCCTGTTGACAGCGGGATTACGGGTGAACCTTGGTAAATCGCGTTAGTGTTTCCAGAGGCGATACGATACTCGGTCGCACCAGTGGTGTTCGCAGCCTGACCGACTACGCCAATCGGACGAAGTCCGAATGCACCGTTAGTGTTTGCCATAGTAGCAATCCTCTAAATTTATTCAGAGTCGCGTTCGCGGCCTCCGAAGGTTACACGACTTTGCCTATTATTACTAATAGGCATCGAAGGATGTTGCTCCTTCATAAGGTCCTGATCTACAGCGGTCATTTGTTCGCGGGTTCTGCCCCCGTAATATGCAGTTCTTTCTTCCACCGTTTCAACAGGGATGCGGCACAACATCAGACCACCTTGTCCAATCACTCCTTCATATCGACCTTCGTCAATAGTTGGAGCTTCATAGTCTGGATACTCATCTTTGCGGACAGGTTCCCATCCTTCACGTAGCTTGGCGTTGACATTCATTTTGTCTTCCTCGCCACGCATTGCAACTCGTATCCAACGATGCACAAACCCATCAGGTGCGGGTGGTGCCTCAAGGTGACTGGGCGGTGCCCATGGTTTTCTGCGCGTTTCTTTTTCGCGGGTTGCGCTAGAGCGCGGGGATCTTTTGTCAGTCATCTGTTACTCCTTCACATATTTAGCATATTCTTCCAGCGGTACGTTTAGACGTTTCGCCATCGCTATTTGTGACGGTGAGAGCTTAACCGACCTGCGCCCCTGTTTTGCTGTACTGCGAGTAGCCGAAGCGCCAGCAGGTGCGACCTGTGCTCCGCTCGATTTCTTCGTCTGGAACTTGTGCGGAAACTCCGAACGCATCCGACGATCAACTTCAGTATAGTATTCATCGCTTGCTGGGTCAATTCCTTCTTCTTCGACCAACTTGCGGTGTATACCAAATGCTGCGTATGTCATAACCTCATCAGAACCAAACCACTCGTTTTTCTCTGCCCATTTCTGAGCTCGGGGATCTGGCTTGGGTTGAGGTTGTTGAGGTTGTTGAGTCTGAACCTGTTGTTGAGGTTGTTGAGTCTGCTGCTCTGGCGGGGCGGCGCGTTCAGAACGCTGCTTTGCCAAGCGTAATCTCTCTTGCTCAATCGACATCTTAGACAAAGCCTCTTGAGCTTCCAGCATCTTCTCCGTATCGCCACCGTCATAGGCTTCACGATAGAGCTTTTTTGCCGCAGCCATTTGAGTTTCCAACCGAGTGCTATACTCTGCTAAATACCCCTTGTCCAAGTTCTGCATGCGAGTCTTTAGCTGATTGTTTTCGTCCATAAGCTGTTGCGCCATACGGACAGCTTCTTCACGATCACGCTCTTCTTTACGATATTTTTCCGTCAGTTTCTTGATGCGACTTTGCACCTTTTGACTGTAGCTATCGAGCTCGTCATCATCAGACTCCGCAGCTTCTCCAGAAGGAGCAGCCGCTTGTTCTTCGTTCGTCTCCTCTTCAGGAGCATCTACCTCAATTTCTACGCCCTCTTCTTCGTTCTCAAGGACTTCTTGTTCTTCCGCCATCAGTTTCTCCTAAACCTGCTTGATGTCGTCGGGTTCATGGATCGTAGCAATAACCTCGTCGTCGTTAATAATACGAACCTCTCCACCGTCGATTTTAAATCGTGAACCAGAATACCGACCAATGCATACCCACTGGCCCTCTTTACACCAAGGCTCGGCTTTCTTGCCAAACTTGTCTGGATCTTGATACGCCAAAGGTCCAATCCTCAAAACGTATGCAACAACCGTTGCTACCGCTTCTCGGTCCCGTACCTCGTCTGGTATGTATATACCCCCCTGAGTTTTAGATGCGCCTTGATAAGGCATAACTAAAACCCGCCAACCTGTCGGCTGCGGGAGACGTTCAAGTAAAGGTTTGTCTAAAAGAGCAGGATCTAGAACTCGATCCTGCGCGTTTACATACGCGCTGTCTACGGAAGAAGACTCCGCTTTCGCGGCTTCTTTTTCTTTATTCATTTTCTGCGCGACATGTTCAGGAAGATATAAGGTCTTCGACATCGTCTGCGTGTTTCTCCAGCAGGGCTTTGATTTCCTCACGAGCGTAGGTCAGGCCCCGTATCTCACCTACCATGAGTTTGTACTGCTCCCAATCTTTGGCAGCATCATGTGCAAGAGCACTTGCAATATCTTGTTCGCGCTCTTGTAGTAGCTTATACATATATGTCGAGAAAGCAACAAGGTCCATTAAAGAATATCGTGCTCCATGTCTTCTGCGATAGACGTAATAGGTCCACCTTTCACCCAATCATTACAAACATGATCTGACTGACACATAAATTTGTACATTTGACAGTACCCTAAATCACCAGACTCATCCCCAATACACGCCAACATGTCATCTGTTTGGTTGTATGCACCACAATTACCACAGACTTCTGTCAGCTTAAAACCGCCATCCTCTGATGGATCACGGTAGTTAGCGTCCATAACAGCAATTTCTTGTGCTTCCATGTTAATTTCAGCGTCTTGTGTCGCTATAGGGCAGCTTGGGCCACCGTCGTCGCCGTCCTGCATTTTATCTATTGGAATGCCATCTGGCATAATACTTATCATAATTGTAGGCATTAGAATGTCTTCCCTCGGTTAGAGTTGTATCGAACATCACCACCCATAGAAAATTCCATCGTGCCACGACCAACATTGCGACCTTGTCGTGTGCCTTGCCTAAACTCTATTCGATTCATGATCTTATCTAAAATGCTGTCTTCCATGTCCGCCGTAGGGTTGTAACTATCCTGGCCTACAACTTTAGATATGATGTTTTCAATATCTGTGGGCATTTCACGCAACTGTCGTTCGCGGAGCCCTTCCAAGGCTTTTGCTGGTCTAGCGTTGCGTCCTTTTTTAGCCATGTCGTGCTCCTATCCTATAAGTTCAAAATGAGGACCATCGATAAATGGACGACGTCCCTGTGACCTGCGCAAGTCAATATACGCATTCATTGCTTCTTCCATCGTACCATCCCACTTACGGATGTCCATTGGATACGGCATGTCTGGTGTGCCCCATGCTGCGCCCCAACAAATTGGAACACCAAGCGTGGTTGCCGCTTCTTTGATTGCATCGGCTAGGTCATCATAAAGCGAAAGTTCCCAACTCGCCCTGCCATTTATGAACGCCATAATGTCGAATGCCTTACCTTCAAGGTGCTTAGACTTCATTGTTTTACTGGCACCTTTGGCAACCAACTCCTTCTGTTGTTCGATGGTTCTCATCCCCTGCACCACACCGAAATCGGTATTCGTGAGCGTGATAGCCATTTTCACAACTTCTTGTAACCTATCGTCGATACCCTCAAGACGATCAAGGCTACGCCTACTTAATTTGAATCCCATCGTTTTTTCTCCAAGTATAAACGATAGCAGTTAACTATCGTGTTCAAGCTCACTGCGCTAAACAGCATGATCCATTGCCACATTTCCATTATTTTTTACCGAAAAATTTAGTGGCTGACCTTACGGCGAAGCTACTAGCTACGATTACACCTAACGTATAGCTGTACCACTGGGGCATCTGCTCCAAAGCAGCAAAACCATCTGTCACTGCTTTCTTTGCCCATTCAAATGGCAAGAATGAAAGGATGAGAGGAATACTGAAAAGCAGAACTAAATATTCGTCCTTCCACGAATTTTGAGTTCCTTCCGCCATCAGCTTTTCCCACTCGGCTTCGCTCGTAGCGGCACTTTTCATTATGGTTGCTTTCGCTTCCGCCTCTACAAGTTTGAGGTTGGCTGCTGCGCTGGCTGCATCTGCTTTACCCTGCAACCAAGAAGAAGCAAGATTTCCGATGGGTCCTATCAATGCTTGTAACATTACGCGCTCCTATCTGTCTTAGCTTCTTTGCCCAACCACAATGCGAACGACGCTGAAAGCATCGCAGTGACAAGCGATACGAACGCGCTCTGTTGTGTTGTGGGATCTGGCAAAGTCATGAACCACAAACAAACCTTCCAAGTCAAAATGATCTGACATAGAAAGGCTAGGCGTGGCAGTATTTTCAACTGGTCA